ATCCATATACAATTTTAATGGTGGAAGAAAGCTACAGGCTGGCATAAGCCCTAACATAGTACCACGAACAATGGATAAATGAGAAATGTTACTTGGAGGATTAACATAAAAGGCAGTCTTAATAAAGATTCTGCCAGGCATAGGGCCAAAAGTCCAGCCTCCTAATACTGGATACAATCGGCAAGAACAGAATTCTAAATCCCATGGGTTCCGCCGGTGTATGGCCTCAGCTTTAAAACCATACAGCAACATCTGAATTGAAAAATCGGGAATAATAAGACCATGTGCCAAATTCATGGCATTATCATCACCAGCCACTAACATGACCAGCTTATGTCTCAAACTCGCAATATTTTCACCCGGATTGGTGTCAATAATAATTTTCAAGTGAATTACAGCATTCCAGAATGAATTGAAGAGTGAAGTGTATGGATCCCCACTCTTCCTACCACCTGGCAAGTTGTACTTGACACCATGCATGGTATAACCTCGCGTATTAACATTGGACTCCATAAGGTCTAAAACTGCCTTAGGAGCATGAAACCAACGCCGGCACATCTCAACTTCAAACTCACAGAGTTTTCTAGACACGGAAGCATCCCATTGTGACACATCATCTTCACAAAGATTGCCATCAGTAGACATGAGATGATCAGCACATTGTTTTTGAGATACGCCTGATACAAAGGTTATGAAGTTGTCTATATCCCAAGACTTCTTCATTTGTGCTTGCAAACTTGCAATCCACGGCCCAACTAAACTTATGAACTGTGGTGTAGCACCTTGTATCATACGGGGGGACTTATCTTTACAATATGAACCATTCCGGTATGGTAAATTTTCAACTTTAACAAATGCTTTCCGGATAGTCCACTTCCTAATTTGATCCTTACTAATATTTGAATTCTCTCTTATTCCACGTGACTCCAAATCGGCTCTAGTTTTTGCTAGAATTTGCTTAACAGCTACAGATGCGTTGGAATTGGATAAATACTTTTCAAATGTAACAGGCTCGACGACTCGACCGGCAAGGCCGGGAAAAATACGATATTTATTACGTCGTAACCAAGTTAGTAAGGTTGATATAGCACGAGGATTAGCTGGGGGCGTAGCAGCTGTAACACGTTGCCTAATTGATTCGATTTCATTATGAAGATTAGAGGCAAAAGCAACGGGTCGAAATCGACTTGACCCGATGCCATATAAATGTTGACCATATGTTGTTTTAATTCGATTAATTGTAGATGTGGTGGTTATTCTCCAACCAGCCAAGGGTTTCAAGCGATCGTAAAGTGCAGATGCACTAAGATCTAGCTTGAATCTCATAATAAATTGTTAATTGGTCCGAGCAGAAAGAAAATAGCAGTGGACAAAGCCACATGCATTACCATAGCCCATACCCACGAATCCCTGGTGGCAGCAAAACATTTGTATACCACAACCAACAATGCTATAGACCATGGAACAAAGTCTATCAAATAAAACAAATAAGCAACAGAAAAACCAAAAACCGCCAAATAATTGGTTCTAAAATAAATACCTATAGTAAAATTATGTGCCTCAAAAGTTATCCGCTGTATAATCTCCTCCAATACAGGAGCCAACAGCGAATGCCATACAAACCACCGAAAATAATCATGTGCCGTACCAGCAGCACCACGATCAAGACCAACAAAAATGAGAAATCTCAAGACTAAATCAATAGTAACACTAGTCAATACTTGATTCAACATCATAAATAATTCTGTCATAGCGGTAGCCATAATAAATGTCAAAAGAGGGGTGATAAACCATAACACCCACTCAATCCTTTTCAACACCACACGTTTCCTCTTGTCGACATATGCCTGCCGACCAGACGGAACCAACTGCATTTGTCTGGTGTAAAATTGCTCATATGCGATTAATGGTGCATAATACACGGTGTCTCGAATGGTGACAGCATCAATAGCCAAACTCGAACACAAATTCTTTAATCGCTCCGTAAAAATATCCTCCTGGTAAGTATCACAGGAGTTGTGGGCTGCTGCCCACCACGTAGAAACTTCATCAACAACTGTAAACGGTAACCTAACTACTTCATCGGTCTTATACACGTAACAGTTTTTTATTATATTTAATTCCGGTTCATTATCACTGATTTCATTGGTGAAGTGCGGAATAACACAACAACAAAATTTATCTGGCGTTTCATAGGAAATTTTACAAATTCTAAAATCACGCAACTCAGTAACAACACGTCGTCTATCGATATTATCGATATTCCTTGGTGGAACACCATCCTGTATCCAAACGGGACGCATGTCCTGTGGAAAGTCAACACGTTCAGGCAAAACCTGAACATCAGCAGCTGGTACTGCTTCTTCATGCTCATCCCGCTCACTATCCTCATCATCAAACAAATCTAATATTAAAGGATTAGGAACGGGTAACTGTAAATACTGATTCAAGTCATCCCGACACATGGGACAACGTTGATCATGAACAAGGGCATGTGTTAAACAAGCATTATGGAAAAAATGACGACAAGGCAACACACGTATCTCATCTAACGCAGTAAAATTTATTAAACAAATGCTGCACCTTTCTGCATTCTGTTCAATAAAGTCAAGATACTGCTGTGTTGCAAATTGAAAAATATTAGCACGCAGTACAGCAGATGGTACCACGGCAGGTGCAGGTAAATCCAACAAAGCAGCTCGGCGAGCTATACCAAAATTAACCAACTGATGATGCATAGGGGGAGTAAGAGGCCTATCAGGCACCAAAGGGTGCATGGCCCCTCTTATAAGTGGTTCATTCGCATCATTAAATAAGTCGGCCATGGTAAGTGTTGAATTTATAAAGATTTAACGTGAATACACGCCATAAAAATGGATTATCGTTATGAACGATGTGTGGTTCTTTTTATTGTTTTTAACTATAGTAATACCCCACACACTGGAAGTTAACCTGGCTCAGGCACCTTGGATTTATGCCGTGTTGTTTAGATCAGCCAGGCCCCAGGACACTATGTGTAATTGTAGTAGCACGAAACGTGAACGTCCTCAAGGTCTCTTCAACTTGCATTAGCAGATAACCCACACTTCTGGGTTTTGGCTTCTGGTAACATATACCATACGCCCAATCGCATAATCTACATAAGTAACATCTCATACTAAAAATCTATTCTAAAACTAAACGAAAACTAGAAACGAAGACTATGATAACTGTGTAAGGGAACAGGATGTGGCTTAACCTTGGCCGACTTGTCGACATGATGTTAAACAAGTCATGTCCGTACTCCCGATTGCAGAACCAATGAACCCTTACACAGGCACGTGAAACACCGGCTAAGTCACCGACCCACGTGCAGGTGAAATGTTGAC